CAACGGCAGTTGATGACCTCTTCGCCGGGGCCTTCTGGATCGCCGGGAAACATGAGTTCGGCATCGCCAACCTTGAATTTTTCATCCATTCCGACAACCTGACCGTTTGCTTCTCGATGCGTCTCTCTGGTGCGGTCATCCGCAGCAGCCAGCCATTCGCGGGACAATGGTAAGCCAGTCTGCTTTGCGGCCTCCTGTGAACCATAGTTGGCAGCGCCGTGCGTCTCGGTGCGGGCGATCATCTCAGCCCTGTAGGACGAAATCTGCGGCACCAGATCGAGGATGTATGAAGCGGTGCCGCGTTGGCCCAAGCCGTCCTCATAGCCTTTCCGAACTGCCCTAATGATTTGATCGCGCGTGGTTTCAGTAACCTCTGTGATGCGGCGGCGAATCGCCTCTTGCTCAATAAAGCGCAACGCCCTGCGCGTCATGATCTGGGCGAAGCTTTCCTTGGTCTCTAGCTTCAAGCCTCGGGCCTTGGCTTGCTCCATGATGCGAGAGCCGAACATGGTGATCGAGGCAATTGCCATCTGGCGATAGGTCGCCTCGATGCGGTCACGGAAATCGCGCGGCAAGGTGACGTTCCCGGTCTGCTCCCAATGCTCGACCATCTCACGCATGGCGGTTGCGATCTCGCGCTGAAGACGGCCACGGAATTGAGCCGTCAGCTTATCGAGCAATGCGCCTTGACGGCGCACCTCGCGGCGGGTGTTGGAATCAATGAGCCTTCGAGCCATAGGCCAGTGCCTTGATGTCTGTCTCGGTGAGGCGCGGCTCAAATGATGCCGCTGGCGTGATGATCGAACGGGCCTCTGCTTCGTCCATTCCGGGGAATGCAACCAGCATCATTTGAATTGCACTTTCTGCTGGCAACATGCCATCGGCAACGGACTGAACGATCTGCACCATTGATGCAATCTGTGCGCCGTTGAGCGCCGTTTCCTGCACGCTCGTTGTTCCGGTCACTGCCATGCTGGTCTCTCCGGTGACGTCACCCTCGGCAAGCGAAAGCGGAATCTGGCTAGACGCCACGAACAAGGTGTCACCGCCATCGGTCGGCCCATAGCCCTTGAGCGCGCGGCGTTCATTGATGGTGAGGTCCTGTGACTGGTCAGCCATCTGCCACATCGAAAGCCGCTTCTCGGCAATGGCCGGGATGCTATCGATGTCTGGCTTGATCTCGACACCGTAGATGGATCCGAGCCATGCGTTCCAATCGTTTACGATCATCTGAAGCAGTGGGAGCGCCGTGTCTTCCCAGAACGCCAGACGGGCCTCGGCATAGTTGGAATAAGTGTTATCGCCAGGAATGCCGAGCAACTGCGGGGGTACGCCGAAGGCTAGGGCAACGTCACGGGCCGAGGAGAACTTCACCTCGATAATGCCCATGTCGGTCGGCGACAAGCCCATCTGCTGCCAGTCGAGGCCACCTTCGAGGAGCATCGGGCGACCGGCATTGGAGGAGCCGGAATATTGCTCTTCGATCTGGGCCTTGAGGCGGTTGAAATTCTCGTCAGATAGCGTGCCGGAATCCTTGACGGTCAACGCACCGGAAGGGCGTGCCGAGTTCTGAAGCAACGCTTGCATCCAGTTCATGGCTTCGTTGTTCTGGTCGATGGCGTAGGAACCTGCCTCGATTGGACTCATTCCGTACCAGTCGTTCAGCGGGTTGAACAGCTTCAAGTGCCGCACATCGCAGGTGAGCGTGCGCGGGTCCATCTCCCACCGCACCTTGTTCTGGCCTAGCGTATATTCGTATGCAGACGGGATGCCATTGGAGGACGGAACGATCTTCATGCGGTCAGGGCGAAGCTGGTAAAGCTCCTTGACCTCGCGGCCCACCATAAACCGTTCTTCGTAGCCGTTGCCCGCGATCATCAGGAACGACACCTTGGCGCGAACGTAATCGGAATAGGACTGAAGCGGATTCGGGCGCTCGAGCAAAGTGATGAGCGGATGGTCAACCAGTTCTGTCTCACCACGGTAGACGCCAAGATTGACGGATGCGATAGCATCAGCGATCCGGTTGATGGCCTGATATGCCACCACGTTCTTGCCATAGGCTTCCTTGGCAAAGGATTCGTAGTTTCGTGGAGACCACACGGCTTGGCCGGGATTGATCACCATCAGCTTGGCGGCAGCGGATTCCTTGCGCTCTTGCGGGCGGCGGAAACGGTCAAAAAGTCCCATCGATAACCTCACAAGGCGCGAACCGCAGGAGCAGACTGCGGCGCGGTCATATCGGAAATTGCACTCATTGCGGCGTCTATCATATCATCATGTGTGCCGTTGGGAAAGACCGAGGCCTCGGACATGAAATCGGCCAGGTGATTAATGTTGTCCATGATGTAGACGTTGCCGGATTGAACGTAGGGCGCGGCATCGAATGCACGTGTCACTTTGTCGGTGTTTCGCTGGATCGGAATGATCGGAATGCCCTCACGCTTCAGCTTCTGGATCAGGCCGGTACCGCTCACCTTGTCTTCGACCTTGAAGGCTCGAAGCGGCCCATGATACGGCTGGGAATGATGCTTCTGCCAAAACGCGCGGGCCATTGTTTCCAGTTCCGGAGCCTCCCACTTGCCGCGTGCCATATCGAGCAGCACGATCTGTCCGGTTTGAGTTTGGCCCCAGCATTGAAAGACGGAATAGTCATTCTGCTCCTTTGTCTTTTGCGCTGTGTCGGCATAGATCGCACGCCACTTGAGCGGCGGCATAGCCTCATAGAACCGCCACCATTCATCTTTGAAGATGCCACCGCCGATGGGTGAGGGGCGTTGTTGAAGCTGCCCTGCCACGGCATAGGTGCCGAGCGAGCGTTCTAGCTCTTGAACCTGTTCCTCGGGGAAACGGTCAGGAAACATCAATTCGCCTTCGACCTTGCGCGGATCAGTCCATCCTATGCTTGTGGGCTTCGCACGGTCTGGCTCGTATCGCATCGGGATGCATAGATGATCATATCCGAGATCGAGCGCCACGGCGGAAACATCGCCTTCGTTCAACCGCTGCATGATGATGACGATTGCGGATTGTTCATTGTTGACGCGGGATGGCAGAGCTTCGCGGAATGTCGTGATGCCGCCTTTCAGTTTGGCTGGGCTGTTGGCATCATCGACGGAATGCGGATCGTCGATCAGCACGCGGTCGCCGCGTGAGCCTGTCATGCTCTCGAATGCCATAGCCTCGCGAAATCCGGTGCGTGTGTTCTCGAATTTGGTCTTGGCGTTTTGGTCGCCAGTCAATTCGACGGGCCACAGGGATTGATACCACTGCGACTGGATAAGGCGACGGCACTTGAGGTTGTCGCGAATGGCGAGTTCTTGCTTGTGGGCGGTGCCGAGGTATCTGAGTTCCTGCATGTCGCGCGGTCCCCATTCCCATGCGGGCCAGATAACGCCGGTCAAGAGTGACTTCATCGATCCTGGCGGGACGTTCATGAGCAAGCGTCTGATGTCGCCATGCGTCACGGCTTCGAGATGTTCGCATATGGCATCGAGCGCCCATCCCCACTTGAGCGGCGTTGATGGTTCAAGGATGTGCCATGCACGTTGTGCGAAGTGAACGAGTGATCGGCGGCAGATTTCTTTTTCGACCGCCGCAAGGTCAGCGCCGTTTAGATTGTGCATCCGCAGCCCGCATGATTTCGGCCAGCGTCTCGGTCGAAAGAACGGACACATCGAGAGACGGACGCGGCGTCATGGTGCCGTCTTCGCTTGTGAGATCGACGGAGGCCTTTGGCATACCTAGGCCGCGATCTTCGCTTTCCTTGATCAGTTTGAGAATGTTGCCCTCGATACGTTCAAGAGCGGCGATGGTGGATGTATCGTCTTGCAGCGTGGCGTGTACGGCTTCGAGAAGGCGCGTCCTGATCTTGGTCGCGATTTCGGCGTTGCGGATTTCGGCCTTGCGTTGCTCGGATGTCTTGCCTGCTGGGTTTCCTACATCGCCTTTCTTGAAGCGACTATGAATTGGAGGTTTACCGTACGCCATTTTTCCCATCACTCGGGAAATCATTAACAACTGCCCTAACGGCAAGTTCGATGTATCGCGGAATCGGCTGCTTGCCGGTTTCGTAGGCTCGGAACGTGTTGCGGGCGAGGCCAAGGGCCTCTGCTGCCTTGCGCTTCGATAAGGCAACCGAGGTGCGCCATTGGATGAGTTCGTCTGCTGTCATGCGGCGCAATATAGAGCAAAAAAAACCCCACCACAAGGGCGGGGCTGAGTTGCTGCGGCGGGAGGAGTAAACGGCAGGTTTAAGGTATGTTGCCGTGCTGTTCCTGCCAATACATTTCTGGCAGAGATTGGAATTGGCGTGATCCGATGCGCAAGGCGATCATGCGGAGCGCATATTCGTAGCAGGCTTTGGCGTCGGATTGCCAGTCGTATTTTCGATCTCCAGTTCCGCTAGTTCCAGCCATGCTCTGGCTTTGGTTCGACTGTATCCCATGTCCTTGCGCCTGTACGATCTTCGACGTTTCATTGCAGCGAATGCTTCCCATGTTCCGTCTTCCTCTGCATCACGATCTTCTTGGCATCTGATCTTGAGTTCTTTTCTGGCCCATTCGATGGTCATGCGGCATCTCCGAAGTCAAAGAGGCTTCCAGCCTGGGCTTCGACGGATGCGATATTCTTGCACGCCTGTTTCCAATAGGATTCCTTGAGTTCGACGCCGACAAACTTGCGCTTATGTTTGATCGACATGAAACCTTCTGAACCGATGCCCATGAACGGTGAAAGCACGACATCGCCGGGATTTGACCATAGGATCAACGCGCGTTCGATAAGATCAAGTTGCAACGGACAAAGATGTTTCTCGTCTTTGTTCTCTTTTGCCATACGCACGTTGAGCGTGTTGGTCTGCTGAATATCCATCCACACCGGGGATGCCCATTGCTGCCACTGATCGACGGAGAAGTCTTGCGGCGTGTGACCAATCGGCTCAGCATTTTCGCCTGGTGCGCGGAATACGAGAAGGTAATCAGGCATCCCGGTGCGGCTCTTGCTGCTGTCCTTCTGGAGTTGCTTGTAGAGGAGCCCCAACGCCTTGGTTCGTGTCATCTCGACCACTGGGCACTTCCAGATGGTCACGCGGCTATGCAGTGTAAAGCCGTGGCGATCATGGGCGCGGATGATGTCGCCCGAAAAGTCCTTGATGCCGAGTTTGCCATCCTTCCACTTGCGATATGGGAGATCAGAACAATGGACGGCCACCAGCCGCCCCGGCTTCATGACGCGGGCCATTTCCTCAATCAAAAACTCATAGTGATCGAAGAACTCGCCATCTGAAGACGAATTGCCCATATCGCATTCGCTGTCTGAGTATATAAACAGATCACCGAATGGCGGCGAATAGACAGAGAAGCCGATTGAGTGGTCTGGTATCTGGCGCACAACGTCAACACAATCGCCATTGATTGCAGTGTATGTTTCGCCTGATGCTTGGTTCAGTGCGCGGAATTGTTGAGCCATGACGGAAATCTCCCAATGTATGTTGGATTGTATGTTACTTTATTGGCGTCGGCGCGGTTGACTGCGCGGCGCATTGCTGTTGCCATTGCGGTTCGCATGGCGTCATGGTCTGATGCCTTGCGGTCGATGACACGTCCGATCTGATCTTCTCCTTCTGCTACTGCGATGTGAACATTGACGGGCTTTGTTTGACCGAAACGCCATGATCTACGAACGGCTTGATACCAAGCCTCATATGAGAATGATCTGCCGACAAATCCCATGTTTGGAGCGTGCTGCCAGTTGAGACCAAAGCCCGCAACGGACGGCTTAGTAATGATGACGCGGGCATGACCGAGTGCGAATGCTTCTAAGTTTTCTTCTTTCCGTTCGATTGACATTGATCCGCGCACTTCAACCGCTTCCGGCATGACGGCCTTGACGGCATCGGCTTCGTAGTCTGTGTCAGTCCAGACGATGAATGGATCGGCATTATCTGCCAGAGATGCGATGAGTTCCGCGCGGGACTTGGCCGTCTGGCGCTTTACGTCATGCATGTTGGTGGCGCTGAGATCGGACACGAATAGCGAACCCTCCATAGGCTTGACGTTCGTGCCTGATGCCTTATGGCGGATAACATTCAACGGTGGTAGAATGTAGCGGGAGCCGTCAAATCCCAGATCTTCTGGAGATTGAGCCATTCTTGACCATGATGCCATCCAGTCCCAGAAATCATCTGCGGCGTGGCGCTTGAGCCGCCACTGCTGCGATGCTTCTTTGGTATCGTTTATGAACCAGCGCATGAGCATTTCATTGGCTGGCATTACACCTAGGAATGATGCTTGGTTGCCCAGTTCCATGTGATCATTTGGGGCTGGTGTGGCGCTGGCTGAGAGGCGAAATCTATGGCTAGCAAATAGGCTTACCAGCGCATCGCTTGTTTTTCCGCCGAAGCTTTTGAGGATGGAACTCTCATCAAGCGAAACCGCGCCGAACTCTTGAACGTCCAGTTTGTCGAGGCGGTCATAGTTGCAAATGTTGATGCCGTCGCGGGCTTCCGACTGATCACGGATCACGCGGGCCTCATAGCCTAGCGACCGAGCTTCGCGTTCGATCTGCTTTGCCACCGCCAGAGGCGTCAGGAGAAGCGCCTTGCCGTTGGATTGATCCGCAGACTGTGCGGCCCATTCGAGTTGGCATCGCGTCTTGCCGAGGCCGGTATCGAGATAAAGGCCAGCGCGCCCTTTGCGAAGGCAGAATGCAACGCATTCCTTCTGGAAGTCGAACAGATGATCTGGGAGTGATTTTGGTTCAAATCCGGATGATTTTGCTCGTGGCGCTTTTGACGCCAGAAAGTCTTGATATGTGGTGCTCATTTTTCCTCCTTAATACCGATATGGATGCTTTGGCACTTCAATGCCCATGCGTCTTGCCTTTTCCCTCATCTCGCGGAAGGCCTTCAATTCGTTCTGCCGGATGCGTTCGCGGGTGACGCCATAGTCCTTGGCGATCTCTTCGAGCGTCCTTTCCGATTCGCCGGTGAGGCCGAAGCGGGCTTCGATCATGGCGCGGCGGCGTGGGTGGGTGATGGCAGCGACCAGCTTGGCGAGAAGCGGCTTGTCCACTTCCAGGCTCGATGGTGCGGCGATCTGGGCTAGTTGCTCGGCGTCGATCTCTGCCTCGATGGAGTTGCGGGCGGTTAGCAGGTCTCGCATGTGGT